CTACCCTTTTCCCGGTATTTAGCACTAAGGTTCATGTAACAGACGAACTGCCCAAGATTACCAAGGAAACTCACACGGTATACCAGGTGGTTGACCCTGCTGGTGCTAGGAACTATGTGGCTATATGGGCTGCGGTAGACAAGCAAGGGTTTATTACTATCCTACGTGAGTGGCCCGACAGGGACAGTTATGGAGAATGGGCATTGTCTGGTGATCCTAAGTGGAGGTTTGGTCCAGCAGCTAAGAAGATGGGACACGACATCCAGGCATATATAGAGGAGTTCAGGGATATAGAGAGCGACTTAGGCGTAGAGGTGTTTGAGCGTATAGGTGACTCTCGTTTCTTCGCTAGAGAGAACGAGGACAACACAGATCTGTTTGAAAGCTTTGCTTCTAAGGGAATGTTCTTTATACCCTCAAACGGGGCAGACATTGAGACGGGGCTGTCTGGGCTAGACGAATGGATGCTATACAATCCTAGCGCAGAGGTAGATGATGCTAATAAGCCAATACTCAAAATACACTCATCCTGTGGCAATTTAATACAAAGTTTAATTAACTGGGGACATAAAGGAAAGATAGATGAACCATTGAAGGACTGGATTGACCTTCTGCGTTATCTACGCATGGCAAATGATGGCTATGGTCCAGACTATGTTTCTGACACTTCTATGAACACAACAAGAAAATCCGAGGGAGGATACTAATGGCAAAGAAAAGATTATTTCAAATAGCAAAGGAATGTGGAGTTCCTTTTGAAGAGGCTCTAGAGCTGGCGTTTCAGCATCTAGAAGAAGACATGATTACAGGCTCAAAGCATTTAACCTGGATTAACGAAAAGGGGCAGGAGATATTAGATGATGTCATACCTATGCCCGATGTCTCAGCCGACAAAGAAGACGAGGAGCCAAACAGATTAATATACAGGGGGAAAGTTTTAAGGGAGTGTCCAAACCCTATGTATGTTGCCGTTCATCACCGAGAACGCTTCTGCAAAGTTAACGTAAAGATCACCCGAAGAATGCAAGGACAGCTAATTGGGAAGATGATTTATTTTGAAGAAATTAAGAATGGAGACATAACCAGCTATCATTGGATAAAAAAGATTTGATAGATATGATAAACTAATAAATACCAATGTTAAGCGATAAAATTTCCGAGGAACTAACTTACGTCGGCAAAGAACCAAGTGTTCAGGCTCTGCGTCAAGCATACAATCAAACCGTAACTGAGCTAGACTCTTATTTCGATCTATGTCGTAGTAGTTACGACGACAGACGTAATTGGTGGCCAGGCAAGAGCCGTGACCTGCGTAAGCATGGCTCAGACGCTTTCCCGTGGGAGGGTGCAGCGGACATGGAGTCTCACGTTATTGATGAGCGTGTTACCAAGTTGGTATCATTGTTTATCTCTTCAATGAAGCGAGCTAACGTCAGGGCTTACCCTGTAGAGGTGGGAGATATTTCTCGTTCTAAGCTAGTATCTAACTTCCTCAAGTGGATGGTATCTAGTGGTTACATCCCTCGCTTTGCCCAGGAGATGGAGCTAGGAGCCAACTATATGTTGGAGCGTGGCTTGTTAATTACTTATGTAGGATGGCACAGAGAAGACCGACGCTTCCTCCAGAAGCTAGACATTAATCAGATTGCTCAAATGTCCCCAGAGCTTGCCGCTATTATCTTAGAAGGCAATGATGACGATCAAATCGTCCAACTTATAAAAACAACTTTTGACGGTGTAACTGACCGTAAAGCCAAGAGAGCACTCAAAGAAATACGAAAAAGCGGAGTCACGGAGCTTCCGGTAGTGCGCCGTCAAATTGATGTTCCAGATGTAAAGACACTAGCACCTGATGGAGACTTCATGTTCCCAGCTTATGTCACCGATCCTCAACGCTCACCATATTGCTTCTGGCGCACATACTACACAGCCCAAGAACTAGAAAACAAAGTTGTTACCGACGGATGGGACGAAGACTTTGTAGACTACATGATCGAACATTACCGTGGAGTAAACATTGATTCTATTGAGCGCGAGCAGGAAGGTCGTCGTTCTATCAGTCTTACAGATTCTGCATACGAGGCTGATGAGCTTATCGAGATTGTTCATTGCTATCAACGCTTAGTTGACTCAGAAGACAGTTGTGAAGGTATCTATGAAACCGTCATGCACAAAGACTTTGATGGTAACGAAGGACTAGGAGTTCCAAGCTACGCTAAGTTTAGCCTCATGAATGGCTACGAGGACTACCCAGTTGTAGTTACAAAGCTATCAGAGGACAGCAAGCGTCTGTATGATACGCAGACTATACCTGATGTATTACGTGGCATTCAGCAGCAAGTAAAGGTAGAGCGCGACTCTCGCATTGACCGCAACAGTCTGGCTACCCTTCCACCAATTATGCACCCTGTAGGTAATGCACCTAAAGACTGGGGACCCGGTAGATATATACCATACCGACGCAAGGGCGAGTTTGAGTTTGGTCCTACCCCGAACTTTAATCAAGGTTCTTTAGAAATGGAAAAAACTATGGAGCGACAAGCCAACGCATTAGTAGGGTTAGATTACGAAGACCCCATGAGCCAGATGCGTAGGCAGTTCCTAGTAGACAAGTTCCTTGCTCACTGCGCTGATGTTTTAAAACTAGCCTATCGTTGCTTCCAAAGGTTTGGTCCAGACAGCATTTTCTTTAGAGTTACAGGTAGTCCAGACCCTCAAGTCTTTGACAAGGGTGATCCAGACGAAAACTTTGACATCTTAATTAGTTACGATGTATTGAACTCTGACCCAGAGGCTCAAGAGAATAAACTAAACCAGTTGGTGTCATTGACTCAACTAGACAGGAACGGCAGGATTAGTATTGATCGTCTGCTTGAGGTAGCCGCTAGTAGCATTGATCCAACTCTTGCAGACGCAGTATTGCAACCAGCAGAGGAAGCGCAGGAGCAAATTGTTAAGCAAGTTACAGATGACTTGACAAAAATCTTTGCAGGCATTGAAATGCCGGCTCGTCCAAATGGTGGTCAGATTGCATTGCAAGTTATCGAGCAATATGCGTCTCAACCAGATGTAGCGCAAAGAATAGAACAAGATGAATCATTCCGAGCTAGAATGGAGAAATACCAGGGTCAGTATGTGTTTGCTATGCAGCAAATGGAGAATGCTCAGATTGGTAGAATTGGCACAGACCCCGCTCAAATGGGTAACGTGGATACTCAAAGTATCTAACTAATTTATGGAAGAAGATATTCAAACCCTCGCTAACTACGAAGCCTTTGCTCGTTTTATTTATTCTATTGAAGCAGCGCGTGAAGAAGTTATTGCCGACATGGCAAACTCATCTACGGAAGTAATACAGCAATTGAGTGGCCGTATTCTAGCCTATGATGACATCCTAAAGATGGTAAACTGGGACGACCTTCGTGCTCGTCATAGCCAGCAACTTGCATAGGATGTTAAAATGAATTTATCGCAATCATCCAGCGTATACGGATGGACGAAATTATGACAGAAGATCACTCAAACGACATCGCCGAGTCGTTAACAAATTCGGTGGCAACAAACATATCAGTGTCCGAGCTTGCCGCTCGACGCTTAGGTGCTAGCCAAGCATCCAAACCAACGGAAGAAGTCGAACAGACTGAAGAAGTTGTCGAGGAAGCGGAAGTTGCATCAGATGAATTGGAAGAAACAGAGGAAGTTGTAGAGGAATCAGAAGAGAGTTCTGAAACCGAAGCAGAGTCTGAAGTGCCTTCTGAAGACGTTCTTTCACAGATTGACCTCGATGAAATGTCGGAGGATGACCTTAGCGAGCTTGGTAAGAAGCTTGGCAGTAAAGCTGTTGAACGGTTTGGAAAACTAACCGCACAACGCAAAGCTGCTGAAGAAGAATTACAAAAGCTACGTTCAAGCATAGAAGCAGATTCTAGCAATCCACTCAGAGGAAATCAGCAAATTAAAAATAATCCCTATAGTAATATTGATACCCTAGAAGGAATTAAAAATAAAGCTGATGAAATAAATGGGATTGTAGAGTGGGCTGAAGATGTATTGTTCAATGCTGATGGTTATGGTCCTGACGACATAGTAACTGAAGTTGAAGGAAAAGAACTAACAAAGGCTGATATACGCAAGAGCTTGCTCAATGCACGTAAAAGCCGGGATAAGTTCCTTCCTGCTCAACTAAGTGTCCTTCAAGCCAAAGAGCAAGGTCAGCAACTCAAAGGTGCTTTTGAACAAAGAGCCCAAGAGGAATTGCCCTGGCTAAGAGGTGAAGACAATGATACTCGTAAGCAATATGAGGCTATGATAAATGATCCACGCTTTGCCGAGCTAGAGGGTGCTATTGCACCTGAAATTTCAGCACAGCTACCATATATCATGGCTCACGCCGCTAACAGTTTATATGGACGCAAGCCAGTTACAGGATCTAAGCAATCCGCTCGATTGAATCCACCAAAGCAACCAACTGGTGCAGGTGCTCAATCAGAACGGAAAGTAGATTCTAGGGTCAAGAAAGTAAACGAATATAAAAATAAATTCAGTAAAACAGGCAGCAAGAGTGATTTTGTAACTCTCAGAACCCTACAATTACAAAACCGATAACTTAAATATACAATGTCATTTACAAATACATTTGATACTACAAACACGGGGTCGGCTGTTTCTAATCGCGAGGACTTGACTGATGTCTTGACCATCCTTGCTCCAGAAGAAACTCCAATCCTTTCGTCCGCCGATAAGAAGAAAGCTTCCTCAACATTCGTTGAATGGACAGTTGACAGTCTTGCGGCTCCTAGCACTGCCGGTATTTCCGAAGGTGCTGATGTCACAGCTTTCACTGACCAGTTCGCTGGACGTGCAAAACTTGGTAACCGCGTTCAAAAATTCCGCCGTGATTACATGGTATCCGACATGCAAGAAGCTGTCGATTCCGTTGGTCCCGCTAAGATTGCTCAAGCAGAAGCTAAAGCTATCCGCGAACTAAAGCGTGACGTTGAAGCTACTATTGCTGGCACTCAAGACTTAGCCGTAGAAAACGGTGCTGGCACAGCTAACGCACTTCGTGGACTTGGCGACTGGCTTGATTCTGCTGGACCTGCTGATGTACCTGCTACATTCCGCACACCTGCTGACAGCATCTACACAACAACTGAAGCTAATGGAACTGCATTCAGCGAA